AAGGGGTAGTGAATACTATGAAGCTACACAGACTAGGGCGAATGTAACACATAATATTGAAATAAGGTACACAACGCTTTCAGCATCAACTAAAATTTCACCTGGATATTGTAGACTTAGATGGGGTACTCGTATATTTGATATAGAGAATATAGTCAATATAGAAGAAAGAGGTATTAAGCTGCTCTTAATGTGTAAGGAGAGTGTATAATGGCTATCCCTGTTGGTCATAAACATTTTGCTGAATTAGTTGGGCTGGATGAAATGAGGGAAATGTTTAAAGCTCTAGCTACAACATATGACAAGAAAATATTTAAACAAGAACTCCTCAAAATAGCAGAGGCACTATCTAAAAAAGTTAGCGATAAAGCTCCGAGGGCTACAAAAAGCCACTGGCTTAAGTCGGCTTCTGATACACATGTTAGATCTGGGGCGAGGTGGTCATGGGTAACACCTGGAAGCCTTAAAAAGAGCATAGTTGCTAAAACACCCAAAAAAGCAAGAAAAGGCAGACAAATATCTTACGTTAAAGTTCAGTACAGTATAGCTCCCCATGCTCATTTAATAGAATATGGTCACTATCTTAGAAAAACAAAGGGTGGCCCAATCTTAAAAAAAATTAAGGCTAATCCGTTTTTTAGAGATACATGGACTAAGGAAAAAAATACAGTAGAAAAACAAATAAAAGAAGCTGCACAAAAAATATTGTTCAAGAGAATAGAAATATTGCGAAGGAAACATAAGACATGAGTAATGGAAGTGTTGGAATAAGTATATTTAATAGATTGTCTGCGTCTGCTAATTTGACCAATATAATAGAGGATAGAATATATCCTATAACAGTGCCTCAAAATTCTAAATTACCAGCAGTCGTGTACCAACAAGTAACGGGTCAAAGGGTCCATGCTATGATAAGAGATCCAGGACTAGCATACCCCAGATATCAATTAACAACATTGTCTACAGATTATGATCAGAATTACAATATAGCTAAATATACAAGACAAGCGTTGCAGGATTATTCAGGCTCAACCGGTGGAGTCACTATTCAGAGAGCCTTTTTTGACAACGAGTATGAATTTGAGAGTTTCGATGAAGAAAGTAAATTAATAACCTATCACATAGTACAAGATTATATTATCTGGTGGTCTACTCAATAGGAGAATATATGTCTGAAACAGTTTTTAAAAATGCCAAAGTTTATCTTGATGGCTTTGATATAAGTGGCCAAACCAATAGTGTAACACTTAATCAGGGCGTTGATCTTTTAGATAGAACAGCTTTGAGCCACACATCAAGGAGAAGGAAACCTGGATTAAAAGATGTCTCCGTTTCTCTATCTGGATTTTGGGACAGCACCAATACAGATAAGGAAATGTTTAGCGACATAGGTACTACTGGTGTGGTATCTATAATGCCAACATCTAATGCGGGAGCAATTAACAGTTTATCTTTTTTTACTGCTAACATAAATGGAGAATATTCACCCTCTGGTAGCATAGGTGATTTATACGGATTTACTTTTGCTGGAAACGGTCAAGGTGAGTTAGCTAGAGGTCTAGTATTTAAGAATGCTGCATTGAGCACAGCTTCGCCTAGCACAATATTAAATTTAGGTGTAGTAAAATCTGGAATCAAAGATCATTTTGCAATACATGTTATAAATGATGGAACTAGCACTGGAGCCAATATCAATATAGAAGTAGCAGCCAGTACTGATGTTTTATTTGGCGGTTCCCCTTCTACTCTTTTTAGCGTTAACGTAACAAGTGCTAATGTTGGGAATGCAATATATACATCAACTAATACTCCGTCTACTGCTCATCTATACTATAGAGCAACGGTAATTCAAAATAGTTCACAAGGTAGAAAATTATTCTGTGTTGCGTCAATAGGGCGCAATAACTAATGGAGGTCATATATGGCTGAGATAGTCTTTACACAAGCAAGAGTTAAAATAGGCACAAGCGATGCACCAACAACTACATTAACACAATATCTAAGATCGGCTACTATTAATTATAGTGCTGAGTTGGTTGATAAGACAGCTATGGGTAATAATTCTAGACGTAGAGTAGCTGGTCTAAAAGATTCCAATGTATCTTTAGAATTCAATCATAACTATGCATCAACTGATGCGGAAAAGTTTTTCTTTAGTTTAGTAGGTACTGAGTCTAGTAATTGTTGGATTCAGATCAAACCGACGTCTTCAACAAGTCCACGTTATCATGGTAGATTTCTTTCAGAAGGGTTCTCACCTATGAGCGGAGGAGTTGGAGACTTGGCAACCCATACATGCTCTTTTCAGGCAGATGGTGACTTTACTAGGTCTAGCGCTACTGCTTAGTTAATTGAATATAATTTACATTTAACCCCTATCATCATAATGGTGGTAGGGGTTTTTTATTAACATTTTTAGAAGGAGGGGATTATGTCCTTACGAGATAGAATTTTAAAGGCTGATGATTTAGCAAAAAAAGAAATGGAAATACCTGAATGGGATGTGAAAATTAATGTCTGTTCTATGAATGGAAAACAGAGATCAATATTGCTACAGAAGGCTAAAGAGGGAGACGCTGAAGGTAAAGATCTTGTAGATTTTTACTCTAAAATATTAGCTATGACTATTAGAGATCCAGAGACAAATGAGTTGGTATTCACTGAAGAAGATTATGATGAACTAATGGAAAAAAATGTTGGAGTGATAGAGAGAATAGTTGAAGTAGCACTTAAGTTAAATGGTTTATCAAATGATTCAATAAAGGAAGCTGAAAAAAACTAAAAATCGGTCATCCTGAGCGTAGGGTTTATTTTTTTATAGCAAAAGAGCTTGGGATGACCGTTAATCACTTCCTCGACACCGTACCGAGCGAAGAGATAACTGAATGGATAGCGTTTTTTAATTTACAAGAGTACGAAAGAAATCAAAACGATCAAAAACGTAAACAGGAAATGCAAGCAAAAAGGTCTACAAGAGGCGGTTTATAATGGCTGGAAAAAGTTTAGCAGATTTAATAGTTAAATTGGGATTAGATAGCAAACAATTTGTTACTGGTATGCAAAAAGCAGCTAAAGCTGGAGATAAATTAGATAAGGCCACAGAAAAAAACAATGCCAGACTTAAAATGATGAAAATACAAGTTGCAGCAGTTACTGCTGCTATGGCTGCTATGGCTGTAGTAACATTTAAAATGGTTGGCGCTTTTAAAGATGCAGCAGTTGAGATGGAAAATATCACAGTTAGGTATAGATTTCTTTTAGGTAGCCAAAAAGAAGCTAATAGAATGTTTGCTGAAACTAAGGGATATGCTAGGTCTGTAGCCTTTGAATATAGAGATTTAGCTGCATCTGCCGCCACTCTTTCTGGTGTTATGAAAGGTGGAGTAGATGAAGTAAGAAAATGGATGCCAATAGTTACCGATCTAGCTACTGTTTCTGGTTTACCAATACAAGAAACAACTAGTCAGATAATAAGGATGTATTCTGCTGGTGCAGCTGCTGCTGATATGTTTCGTGAACGTGGTATTACCGCTATGATGGGATTTAGAGTTGGTGCTATATATTCAGTAGAAGAAACTAGAAAGAAAATTTTAGAAGAATGGTCAAGAGTTGGTAGTAAATTTGGAGGAGCATCAGCTGCTATGGCTGATACGTGGCAAGGTATAATGTCCATGATAAAAGATGAGTGGATGTTTTTTAAAATGGAGGTAATGGATAAAGGGGCATTTGAAGCATTTAAAAAGTTGTTGAAATCGATATTAGATATGATAAGGGATTTCAAAGAATCTGGAACATTAGACACGTTAGGAAGAAGTTTTAGTGATATATTATCCAGTTGGGCAGGGTGGCTTGAGACTATAGTTGGATGGCTAAAAGACGCTCATGATTTTTGGACAAGAATGTTCGGAGGGGCGCAAACTGAAAGAGATGTTCAAACTGAAAAATTACAAGCATTCGATAAAGAATTAGCTATATTAGAAGTAAAGTTAAGGAATGCTAATAAAGAACAAAAAGAGTGGAATAGGGTAATAAAGCAATTTAATGATCTTAATAAAGATATACCTAAAGCATCATATGACGCATGGGTAGCTAATACTTTAAGGATTCTTGATATAGAATCTAGAATAATGGAGATAAAGGCAGGGCAAAAGAATGTTTCAGCCTCATTAAACGCTCTTAATAAAGAAGAGGCTGATGTAATAGAAAAGCAAGCAAAAGCATATGAATATACTGAAATGTCACTTAAATCATTATTAGATTTAGCAGATGATGAATCTATGAATAATTTTATAGATTTAATGGAGGCAATCAGTAGATTGGGAGACAGTTCTGCTGGTGGTGATCCCTTTAAATATACTGAAATGTCACTTAAATCATTATTAGATTTAGCAGATGACCCACGTTTGTTGGCGCTTTCTGGAGTAATGGAGGTATCACAAGAGCATCAAAATGAATTAGCAGAAAAACGAAAAGAAGCAGCCCAAGAACAATATGAAGAATATCAAAAATTCTTAAGTTCTATACAAACCACTACTTCTTCAATGTTTTATGACATGTTTACTGGCACCCTTAATAGCTGGGAAGACTTTACAGATAGGATGAAAAATATTTTCTTAAGAATGTTAGCAGATATAGCGGCTCAACAATTTGTGACTAATATTGTAGCCAACATTATACCACAAGGAGCGTTTAGTTCTTTGGCTGGCACATTGGGTACTGGAGCTGCTGGAGCTGCTGGAGCTGTTGGAGCTGGTCAATTTGGCGCTAGAATAAATCCAATAACCGGAGCTATGGTTGGGGGTGCTGGTGGTGGGCTGGCTGCTGCTGGTGGTGCTGCAACGGGCATAGGGATAGCAGCATTCGCTGGAATGGGCGTGATGAAAATGCTAACTAAGAAAAAGAAAAAATGGCTAGGAGTTTCAGGAAGCGCTGGGTTCACCAGTGGTGGCGGTTTCCAATATGAAGGCGTTCCAGCACAAGTCAGAGGAGTTATAGATGATTTATCTTCTCAAACATTAGGTATTATTAATTCCATACCTCTAGGCATTTATTCCTCCGTTGTAACAGGATTAGAATCACAAAGATTAAGCTTGGAATTTGGTGAAAAAGGTAGCTCATGGGCTGCATTAGCTAAAAGATTTGGGCAGGTAATATCTGAAAGATGGAATAGAAGTATGAATACCATCTTAAAAACATCATACAAATTTGCTATCAGTAGAATTCAAGGATTAGAAAGCGGCGATGCTCTAGAGAAAATAACTGGTTTATTAGATTTAGGCAAGGTATCAGAAGCTGGTAGTTTATTTAATTCCATAACTAACTTTGTTGATTCACTACAATCTACAATTGACAAAAATACTTTAGATAAAACTTCTATTAGTATAAAGAATATAACCAACTCTTATAGAGACCAAATCGTACAAGCTGAAAAATTAGGTGTTAGTCTAGATTTAGTTAATGAAGCATTTAGATCTGAAATTAGGGGTACATTAATGCCTGTAGGGGATATTACACAGCAAGGATTTCAAGGAGCTTTAGGTGTTCTTCCTACAATAGAGGCTGATATAATTAACATGTCTGATGATGTGCTTAATTTATTTATGAAAACTGGTGAAATGATACAACCCCTTCAAGATGCTAAAGAAAAATCTGAAAAGATGCAAAGCGAGTGGGATGCATTAGGACTATACATGGACCTTCAACTTGCAGCTGGCCCAGCTAAACACGGAGGGCGCATATCTGATGAGTTTAAGAATTTCATAGAAGAACTGGGAGTTCAAATAGTAGATTTCTGGACTTGGCACTTAATTGTAATATCACAGTTTGAAAATGCATTTTCCGAATGGCAAACTACAAACATCGTGATACCAGAAACTGAATACAATGCAATGATGGCAGAAATTGAAGTTTTAGCTCCTGTTATAATTGAATCTATTAATACAACTGCTGGAGTATTAAGTGAATTTGTGGATAATTTTGGTGATTTATTTTTGACCGATTCAGTTAAAAATTTTAGAACTATATTGGGTCAGTTAGATGGCGCTATGGATGTATTGTCAACTATGTCATTTAGTCCAGACTTGATAGCCATATTAGAAGAATTTTCTGGAATGGATATTGTTGATATGGATTGGGAAGCTATAACACCATACGTATCTGATTATCGTGATTATATATTAAAACAATTTTTCCAACCATTACAAGATATAGTCGATGAAGATTTATTTTCAAATCAAGAATTGCAATTAAGAGCTTTAGATGAATGGTATAAACAACAAAAATTAGCAATAGAAGCCATAGGTCAATATTTAGGTAGAGAAGAATGGTTAGATGCCATGTCTTTATTAGATGAAGCTTTTGCATTACAATCACAAAGTATAATTGATAATTACATAAATCCAATTGATGACGCATTTCAACAATTCTTAACTGGCATATTAGATTTAGTACCAGTTCAAAGTGCTGAAATGTATGGTCAAGCTTACCAGTCTTTATATGAACAAGCTGCGACTGGAGATCCTGAAGCATTTCAAAATTTATTAAACTTCACAAGCGGTCAATTTTTACCATTTATGAAAGGATATGCTAGTAGTGATTTATCTTATGGATATCAAGATGTATTTACCGGAACCATGCAGGGTTTACAGCAATTAACCTTAAACATAGATGGTCAAGAATTTGCCAGTATAATAGTTGATTTAGCTGCAAGCAATCCAGAATTAGCCTTAGCATTAGGAGGTCAATAATGCCCAATTTTGAAATGTGGGATTTTTTGAGTACGGCAGCTGCTGATTATCCTAGTACTATGTTAAATGTGTCTCCTCAAAGGACATTAACTGAAATGGGTAATAAAAACCAGATAATTCATTTAGGAGATGATGGCAGTGAAGAGAGAATAACATTTAATTCAACCACTGTATTTAAAGTTAGCCTACAATGGGATGTATTGAACGAAGCAGATAGTGGTACTATTTTTAATTTTTTTCATAGCACAGCCTTAGCTAACGGCCTAAGTAGATCATTCAGGTGGCAACACCCAACAGATGGTCATAAATATACTGTAAGATTTGATAGTCAATTAGATAGAAGTATAGCGCCAGCGTCAATATATGGAGTTGGTCAAATTTCTTTAAAAATACTAGGTAGGGCTACGGGTTGATATATGTCAGTTACTTTTAATACAACACAACAGAATATAGTTGATTCGAATTACAAGAAAGTATCTTGGTTGCTTACTGTTATAGATACTAGTAATAATACCCACAACTGGAGTAATACCGAAACTGTTGGTATGAAGAGTACTGCATATAATTTTAAAATAAACGGTTTTAATGGCATATCAACCCAGAGATCTAAATCTGAGTTCGGAGTGCAAGCACCAAACACTTTAAAGTTTAATGTTATTAATAAGGACAATACTTTAGCTCATACTGATTTCCTGAATGGGTCTGTCAAAGTTGAACTTTTAATCTCTGATGGAACAGATAAATATATTATTAGAACATGGAAATTCAATGTAAAGAAAACTGAACCATCTTACCAAAAATTTACATTAACTTGTGAAGATTATATACAACAATATCTAACGGGATCATACCCCAATACTAGATTTATTAAAGATATTTTCTTTGGAGATGATATAGATGTAGATGACAACGTGTGTCTTCCAGTACCATTTGGAAAGGCCTACATACCATTAAGATCTGTGTATATAGGTAATGCCATAACATATAATAGCACAACTATGAATGTTATAGCATCATCAGATGGAGCTAGATGTAAGATAGTTGATAGTGCAAGTGGCTTGGGAGATTTCGGTTCTAATAGATTTATAACAACTACTGGATTTGGCGTATCCACTGCTAATAACGGGACTTTTTATTGCTTATCTGCTAGTAGTAATACTTTAGAATTTTCTGAGCTTGCAGCTTTCACTTCTGAAGTTGCTGGATCTAGCCAAACACTAAAACAAGGACAAAGATATTATGCATTGGGCACAACCAACAATACTTTTACAATAAATAAAGTTCGTTCTCCTAGAGAATGGGGTTTAAAAAGTGAATGGTACAGTAGTGGATACACCTTTACCCAGTCTATTAAAACAAATCCCAATAGTAGTGCTTATTGGGTTTTCCAGCCAATTATAGCTGATGCTGATTTTGACGGATCAGCTGATAGTGCTGGGCTTTGGAAACAAGGCGATATGTTTCTTGATATGCCGACTGAAATAACCAGATCAGACACCACTGGCATAACTAACCCTGGAGGCGTTATAGACTTCTTTTTAAAAGACATAGGCATCCCAGCTACGCATATAGACGAGACAGCTTTAGCTGCTGCTTCTACAACATATGATAGTTGGACTTTAGAGTGGAACGGTGCCCATTGGTTTAAAGAGCAAAGAGGTAAAGTATTAAGTAAATATTTAAATATGTGTCATAGCTATATAGTCTCTAATGAGCGACTTGAATTAAAAGTTAAGAGCAAGACAAGTAAAAAAACTATTACAAAAACAGAAGTTATAACCAACCAAGACATAGGAGAAGGTACATTTAAATATAGCGATATAATGATTGATTTTGAATCTGATTCAGGCTATGTAGAGTGGAATAGCACTGGTGAAGCTCAAGATAAATTTTTAAAAATATTAGTACCAGCAAAGGGATCTGATAAAGATATTATAAGCGAAGAAATTTTAAAATTGCCATTCGTTCAAGATTCTCAAGATGTACAAAGATTGGGAACGTTGTATTAT